GGGCGCATTGCTGTGATAACAGACTCGTCGTTGAACGCCCAGGCTTCATCGATGATGCCGAGGTCGAGTGTGTCGCCGTGGCCCTTCTTGGGGATGGGCGGTACCGGGCGGTGACGGGACCCGCTCTTCCAGCGAACGACCTCGGTGCCGTTGGCCCGGCGAGGACTGCTGCGCATCTGCCTGCGGAAGAAGCTGCGGCTCTCCAGGTCCTCGATGGACTCCAACCACTTGATGCGGGCGTCCAGCCCAGACTGCGCCGTGGAGATGATCAGGTTCCTGGGCCTCGCCAGGCCCCACCATGTTGTGAGTACACGAGTGGTCTGCGTCTTGCCGCCCTGCCTCGGCACTGTGAACACAACAGTGCGGTAGCAGAAGCCCTGCTCGTCTACTTCCAGCGCCGTGTCCCACACCTGCTGCTGATGCGGCATAGGAGGCAGGCCCATTCGATTGGCCACTTCGGTCAATCGAGGACCAAATGTCGGTCGTTTACTCCTCGGCGTCGCCACCCTCGGCGGACATAGCCGGGGTGCCGTACCGTTCGAGTTCATCTTCATCGTCGGGGTCCTCGGGTGCGGGTGGTGCCGCCTTGGCCTGATGATCTAACAACCAAGCTGCGGCCCGCCATGAATCTCGTGTCTGCGCCTGGGCGACTTCTCGCACCACGGCCACCATGGCCGACTCGGCTTCGGCCTCGGCCCGAGCCAGCGCCGTGGCGAAGTCAGCGAACGGGCGGCGTGCTCGCACCACTGCCTTCCCTCGTGCTCTGGCCACCAACGTGGTGCCCTGCATCGACCAGCGCACCACCTCGTTGGGGTCGAGGGTGGCGGTGAGAGCGGCAGTGACCAGCGTGTTGCCTTCCCGGATGGACTCCAGGAAGGCACCCACGGGCGTGACGGTGGGCCAACCGTCTGACCAGCCCAACTCTAGGAGCCGGGGTACCACTCGGGCGCTCATCGGCCTCCTTTGTGCGGTGACAATCCCCTGGTTGTGCCCGATTGTGCCAGCATGGAGGTCCGTGACGAGGCGTTCGCTAGTCCGAGCACGGCCAGCGGCGAAGTCGTTGACCCAAGGAACGGGCACTGGGTGGCCCAGCAGCGGGTGGTCACGGCCCGGTTCGTTCGCCATCGGCGGTGGTGGGCCGACCGCTTCGTTGATGAGCACGGACATGATCGGTTGGCCCACTCGGGACGCCTCGCCCACCTCCGGTGATGTACTCGGGCTTCCGGCGTTTAGCCGGGGGAAGAACTTGATCGGTGGCTCTATCTCGCAGATGCCGCTGGTCGATCGCAAGGACGACGGCACCACGTGGGGCGTGAATGCGATCTTGGATGATCCATGGCCGGTGATGGGCCGTAGTGAGTGGATCAGCTACCAAACCGACGCAATCATCATGCTCGGTGACGCAATGGCGATCCCTGCCGACTTCGACTTCGAGGGTTATCCCCGCCAACTCGTGCCCATCGATCCTCGGGCCGTGCAGGTCTATCTGTCGAACGGGCAGGTGCTCTATGACCTGTACACCGACCTGGGTGTGATCACGCTTACCCGGTCGCAGATCTGGCACGCCAAAGGACTCACGCTCACCAGCGACGGCCTTCGTGGCATCGGTGTCGTAGCGCAGTTCCGCATGGCCCTCGGCTTGGGTCAGGCGTTGCTGCGCTACGGCGTTTCGGCGTTCTCGGCCGGTGTGCCCAGCGGTGTGATCAAGATCAACCTGCGCAACGTGAAGCAGGAGACGGCCGATCAGGTGAAGGCCGACTGGATGCAGATGTTCCGGGACCGCTCCCCCGCCGTGTTGTCACAGTTGATGGATTTCACGCCGATCTCGTGGTCGCCGCTCGATGCGCAGTTCCTGGAGAACCGCAGGTTCAACATCGCAGAGATCGCCTACACGCTGAACCTCGATCCGATGGATTTGGACGCCACGGCCGGTTCGAGCATGACATATTCCAATAGAGAGCAACGGGCCTACGAGCGCCTGCTGACCTCCATCGGGCCGTACCTGGATCGTTTCCAGCAGGCGTACAGATTCTTGGTTCCCCGGGGGCACTTCCCCACCTTCGATCGCTCGACCATGCTGTGGGCTGACTCGATGACCCGGGCGCAGGTCCAGCAGATCCAGTTGGCGACCGGCGTCCGCACGCTCAACGAGTGCCGCTCGCAGGAGCAGTTGCCGCTCTACGGAGCCTGGGCCGATGAGCCATGGGCGCAGCCGCCGACCGCTCTGCCGCCGCCAGTGCCCGGGTCCTCGCCCGCTCAGCTTCCGTCGCCGCAGGATGCAGGAGCCAGCACGTCGGCCGAACCGGCCGGGTCCGGCGCTCCCCCGCCTGCGGCCCCGGCGCTCACGGGTGGCGTCGGTCGTACCGTGGCGGTGCCCGCTCACAGCCGTCGCCCACCCGTGCGCTCAGGAGGTGCATGACCATGACGATCCTCGAAGTCTGCCGCTCGATGCCCCTGGACGCCACGGAGGTGGACGTGGTCGGCCGACGCCTCGACGGCATGGCCTTCGCCTGGGATCGGCTGTACAAAGTCACGGACGACGGCGGGCGCACGTTCTACGACGAGGGCTTCCGGCGTGGTGCCGCCACGCAGACGTTGCGGGCACGGCGCAACACCTTCGAGCTTCGAGACGAGCACTTCGATGACCGAGTGGGGCTGGTTGGCTTCGCTGAGGCCGAGGACGGCCTCGTCTTCTCGGCCACGATGGATGCCACGCCCGAGGGGGACCGTGAGCTTGATCTGTTGCGAGCCAACCAGAAGACGGGCGTCTCGATCCGCTACGGCATCGTGCGCAATCAGCCCCGCTCAGGCCCACCGTGGTGGCGCTCGCAGATCGAGTTGAGAGAACTCAGCCTGACCCGCACGCCGCAGTACGGCGACGCCAAGGTGCTCGCTATTCGCAGCGGTCCGCCTGAGGTGCCGACGTTCGTGCGCCCCGAGGGAATCGATGACCTGTTGACGTATCAGGTGCCCGACCTGTCATAATCCGCTCACCTGCACGGTGCGGCTTTGGCCCCGTGAGGGTTCTTTCACCATCCTCACGGAGGTTCCCATGCCTGGCGTTCTCGACCAGCTTCGTTCGACGTACACGACCACCCAGGAGCGCTACCGCTCGCTCGAAGCCCTGGTGACCGCCGAGGGCCACGAGATCACCGAGATGGAGCAGGCCGAACTCGACTCTCTCGCCGGTCAGCTTCGCTCGATGCAGCCCAGAATCGAGGAGACGGTCGAACTGGAGCGCTCGCTCGCCGCTGGCGGCAACGCTCTGGCCAACGTGCCGGTGTACCAGCCCGCTCCCGGTGGTGGTGCTCCTGCCCGCCGCCAGCCGAACCCGATGGAGCGCTTCCGCTCGTGGGGCGACTACGCCCATGCGCTCGCCACGCCCGGCGAGGTCCAGCCCGAGATCTGGCAGGCGATGGCCGAGATGACGCTGGCGCTCGAACTGCGTCAGGGCGACGTGTACCGCACCATCGTGGATGTGCTGACAACCGACGTGCCCGGCCTCGTGCCGCCGTCCTACATCACCACGATCGCTGACACGATCAACGCCAGCCGCCCGTTCATCGATGCGTTCTCGACTGCGCCGCTGCCCGACACCGGCATGGTGATCAACTACCCGACGATCACCCAGCGGCCGCTTGTCGGCAAACAAACGACCCAAAAGACCGACGTGTCCAGCCGGAAGACCACCGTCACGCAGGCCAACACCTCGGTGCTGACCTACGGCGGCGGCGAGGATGTCTCGGTCCAGGTGCTCCAGCGCACTGACCCGAGCTACCTCTCGCTCATGCTCCAGTTGTACGCCGAGCAGATGGCGATCGTCATGGACACCGATGCCGTCGCAGCGGCCGAGACGGCCATCACCACGTCGGCCATCACGCTGTCGGCGGCGGCTCCGGCCGCATGGAACAAGCTCCTGGCCGACGCCATCGCCGCCATGTTCCAGGCCTCACGCATCTTCCCCGACACGTTCGTGATGGGGTCCTCGCTGTGGGGTGCCTTCGCTGGCGCTGCAAGCTCGGACGGGCGTCCGCTCTTCCCCAACGTGAACGCCATGAACCCCATGGGCCAGATGAGCTTCACGACGCCACAGGGCGACGTGCGTGGCCTGCGGGTGGCGGTGGACGCCAACATGACGGCGTCGCACGGCGTGCTCGGCAACAGCCTGGCCTTCACCACCTTCGTGTCGGGCTACCAGACGATGAACGTGAACAACCCCACGAAGCTCGGCGTGGACTACGCCGTCTTCGAGTTCGCAGCGTTCGCCGCCCGCCGCCCCGACGCCGCCATCAAGATCCTCTTGGGGGCCTGAGCCTTGATCGACTCGGCCGACGTGATCGCCTACATGGGGATCAGCAGTCCCGTTCCTGCTGATCTCCAGGGCGTGATCGACATGGCGACCGACGCCGCCAACACGCTCATCACCGAGTCGTGCATGCCCCTCGATGATCCGTGGCCGTCGCCGGTCACTGATGCTGCTCTGCTCCAGGCTGCTCGCCTGGTGAAGCGCCGGGCCTCGCCTGAGGGAGTGGCCGGAATGGGCGACTTCGGCCCTGTTCGGGTCAGCACCATGGACCCGGACATCGAGAACGGGATCAGCTTCTGGCGTGCTCTGGTGTTCGGGTGAGCAAGCCCCTGGGCGATGCCCGCACCGCCATCGAGACGTGGATGCGCTCGGTGGCCATCAACGTGGCTGCCGATGTCGTGCCGCCTCAGGGCGATGTCGGCAGCTTCCGCTGCACCTACCACGAGAACATGGGCAAGGGCACCGGCATCGGCCTCACGCTGGCCGAGGTTTTCGTCAAGGTCTACGTGAGCCGTGCGCACGAACCCAGCGGCCACCTCGCCGCCGATGACGCTCAGTCCACCCTCCAGGAGTCGCTGGAGTCCGTCCACGGTCCTTGGGCGCAGTTGTTGGTCACCTCCTCCGACGTGATCGAGGAGAACCTGGCCGAGGCCACCTACGAGGCCGTCCGCTTCACCGTCCAGATCTGGTTGTGACACCAAGGAGTCTCCATGTCCCAAACCGTGCTCGTCATCAAGGACGCCAGCGTCCAGTTCGCTGATACACAGGGCGGGCTGGCGGCTGCTCCCGACTTCACCTGCCAAGTCGTGTCGGCGGCGGTCAACGCCAACGCCAACCTCCAGACCGTCCCGGCGACGTTCTGCGCTCCCGAGTCGCAGGCTCCCGCCGCCACGTCGTGGAGCCTCGACATGAACCTGCTCCAGGACTGGGGGGCCATCGCCACGGTCGGCTCGGTATCCGAGTACCTGTTCGACAACGACGCCAAGCGCAAGTGGTTCCTGATCCAGCCCTACGACCCCTCGGTGATGGGGATGCAGGGCGAGTGCTGGCTGGTGGCGTCGAGCTACCTCGGTGACGCCGGTACGCCGCTCCAGGCCTCGATCTCGTGCCCGCTGATCGGCAAGCCGACCAAGGTCGCCGTGCGAGTGCATGCGACGGGAGCTACGGCCGGGACGCCCGGGTCGTTCACGCCCGCTGGCTCGGACCCGCCCAACACGGTGGCTGACCTCATCGCTGGCGTGCCCAACGCCGTCGTGGCGTCGCCGCTCACGGCGTGGACCACTGGCCAACTCGTGCAGACCGGCACGTCCGGCGTCCCCGGCCAGGCTCACTGGTCCGGTACTGCCTGGGTGACTGGGCCTGCGTGATCCGTGACCACCGTTTCCCTGGCTGGCCTTCGCCAGATCGAGCGTGATCTGAGCGACCTCCCCAAGCTGCTCACCGACATCGGTGAGCGGGCGAAGGAGATCATCCTCGAAGAGGGCCGCAGGGATACGGGTGGTGACCTGATCCTCTCCAACTTCGCCAAGGGTCGGGTGAAGATGGATGTTGAGACAACTGTCGGCGGGGGCATCGTCACGTTGAAGGCGATCCCGGCCGGGCCGTGGATGCTTATTGAGGCCGGGTCGCACAAGGCGGGCTGGTACGAGCCACGTAAGAGCCGCAAGCACAAGTTGCGGTTCTCGGATGGCAACGTGCGCAACTACGTGCGCCATGGCCACGTGAAAGCCCGCAACACGTTCACCCGGGCCACCAAGCGCATCCAGGAAGACGCCGCCAAGTGGGGCGGCGAGATGCTTCACGACATCGTGCAGAAGGCAGCGTGACCCGTGGCTGAGAAGGTCGAACTCGAAATCGGTGTGAAGGACGATGCGTCCAAGAAGATCGACCAGATCACCGGCAAGGTTGAGGACGCCACCAAGCATCCGTACGACATCGATCTCCGGCTGAAGCCGGACGAGTCCATCGAGTCGGCGCTCCAGCGGGTCACCAGCCAGGTCAAGGAGACGGCCTCCAAGGTCCAGGCGCTCGGCCAGGACACGATCACCTTCCGCATCAACGCCGACCAACTCGACACGGTCGAGAAGAAGCTCGAAGGCATCCAGTCCGAGGTGAAGCAGGTCGATGCCGAGACGATCGACATCACAATCAAGACCGACGACGTTGACAAGCTCAACCAGAACCTCGACAACTCGAAGACCAAGACCGAGGAACTGGGCAAGAGCGCCGACTCGTCCCGCAGTGCCCTGGCCAACATGGTGGGCAACAGCGCCCAAGACCTTGGTCAGCTTGGTGGGATCGCCGGGTCCGCTGGTGTCGCCATCGGTCAGATCGCTGAGTATGCAGCCGACGCCTCGCTGGCCGGTGAAGGCCTCGGCTCGGTGCTGGCCAGCTTCGGCACCGTGGTGCTGCCCATCGCTGGCCTGGCGGCGCTGTCGGCGCTCCTGCCCGTCATCATCGGGCACTTCACCGAACTCAGCGCCAAGGAGCAGATCGCCAAGGACACCACCGACAACCTGACCCAGGCCTTCCACGACCTGGACTCAGCGTCGAGTGACCTTCGGTTCAACGCCATCGCTGATGACCTGAAGGACCTGATCAACAAGACGCCCCAGTTGACAGGGCATCTCAACGATCTGGGCGTCAGCGCTGCTGATGTGGCCACCGAGATGGTGGGCGGTACCAGCCCGGCGATCTCCCGAGTGCGGGACGACTACAAGAGCCTGACTGACA